TAAATAATTGAATTAAATTCCATCTTTCCTCACCTTTATTATATGCTAATAGCTATAATAGTACAATAAGAAACGTTTTATGTCACTAGTTTCTTTATATTTTTTTGATAAGGATAAATAAAGCAACCCCCAACTGATTCTTCAGTCGGGGGTTATTTGTTCCTTCATTTAAAACAGGGTTACTATTAATATACAATATTATTGAGGTTTAACATAACTTTTATTTAAAGTTACGTATGTATCACCTAGACCTGCGATTAAAGCATGTGTTGCACCATTAGGCATCTTAACGATTTCTCTAACTGCAATTTTAGAACCTTTTTTAAAGAACCAAGTTGTGTCTTCTTTCGAAAAATCTCGATTGTAAGTTTTTAGATCCTGTAATGCAACAAAATAATTACCAGATTGATAGTGATTATCTTCTGCTGGTTTAGTGCCCTTATCTTCTTGAATAATTTTGATTGGATCTAACCATGTACCGTCATTTTTAAAAGCACTTTGTTGTGCAGCTAACCATTCTTTTTTGGTAATCCCTAAATGCATATGATTAGTCGCTCTATTTCCTATGGCTTGTCCCATTTTTACATTTTGACCAACAGAAACCTTAATATCTGATGTACTAGTTCCAAATTCTTGATAAACTATATAATAACCATCAGTACCTCTAGTTACAATAACAGTACCTAGTGCTTCATATCCTCTTGGAGCCCATCCAGCATAAATTACAGTTCCATCGTGTATAGCCAAAATCCTTTTATCTGGATATTTAGCTGAACCAAAATCAAATCCATCATGGAAGTAATCGCCGTATCCTGTTCTATCAAATTTTGTAAATCCAAATTGTTGTCCTTCTTCATAATAACCTAAGTAAGCTTTTACGTTAGGCCATCCCCAATATTTACCCATAATTACACTCTCCTTTTTTATTGTGGTTTAACATAATCTTTGTGCATTGTAACGTAAGTATCTAATAAGCCGCCTAATTGTGCGTGACAAGCTCCTGTAGAAGCAAAAACTCGTTCTCTAACTGCGAATTTACTTCCTGCTTTAATGAACCAAGTATTATCATTTTTATCAAAACTCTTATTTCTAGGTTGTAAATCTTGTAACGCTACAAAATAACTTCCTGATTGGTAATAACTTGCATTAGGTGTTGGTCCTGTACTTGCTTTCATAAATAATGCCGCCTCCTCGTTTCTTCTATTTACTAAACCTGGTAAAGTAACTCCTCCAGCTTTATTATAAAGTTTCATTTCATCAGCAGCTTTTTGCCATTGTCTAGAATTAATGTAAGTAAGTAGTGTTGTACCACTCAAAATATACGCTCCAAGATTAAATTGGAAACTAGCAAGTGCATCAAACTGATTTTGATTAAGCTGAGTAGTTACATAATTGTATGATCCATAAACATGCGATTTGATATCTTCTTTTAGAAACTGATCAGCTTGAGCTTGAGTAATTTTCATACCGGCATAAACGCCCTTAGTATGACCATAACCAATAGTCCAAACTCCAACAGAATCTTGGTAAGCTGTTAATCTAACACCCTCCCATTTTTTAATTAGGTTAATACCATTCTGCGAAATTGTTAAATTCTCATTTGCCATATTATTTCTCCTTTATTAAAATATTTAAGATTATCGATATCTTTATCTTTATACTACTGTTAATCACAGTTCCAGTTAGCTCAAACTTCAGTTCCAGCCTAACCTCATCGCTATTTCTCGTAAAAGTTCATTGTCTCTTCTTTTTATCGTTGATTCACTCAAAGCTACTTCACAGGAAACTAGATTATTTTCTTTAGTAGGGTAACCATACAAATATTTTGATGTAAAAATATCTTTAACTTCACTTGTTGAATCCTCTAACACACTATCCACCACATCTAAAAATATTTTATTAAAAATCATTTGATTCATTGTTAAAGCATAGTTATTTTCTTCTGATAAAGGATACTCAGTAAAATTAATTCTATTATTCAGAACTATCTCTGATATTTGCTTCAATGATTTACTTATTTCTTTATAGTTCCAAAGCAATGCTCTGATGTGATTTCTTGTAGTTTTATTCATCTATAACGCCCTTTCAAAAAAATATTCTAGTCACTAACCTTTTTCTACTTTTCCATCTTTTAACATTCTTATTTGGATTGCTTCAATTTGTTTACCTTCAGTACCAGCTACTCCGCCTTCTTCTTTCCAAGCTCCCCAACCTACATCAGCTGAATGAACTCTGTATTGAATGCGACGACCAGTTTTCAGCAAATTACCATTACTCGCAAAACAAATTTGGTCAATCGCTTGAGATTTGCCTGTTGTTCCTGTTATCCCTTTAGGAACATTTACCCATTTACCATTTAGAATTCTGTAACTAGAACGAATTGAATCTGCTTTCTTATTCCACAATACTTCCACCGCTTCTAATTTTAGTGCTTTACCAGTTGTTCCAGCCGTAGCCTCAGTTCCTACAAATTTTTGCCAACCGATATTAGATACGTGACCTCGGTACCACAGTCCCATTTTTGCTCCTGCAGGTGTTTGGTTTTCGTTAGTAAATTTTTCACCAGTGATTGACTCAATAAAACCTTTAGCTAATTGATCTAGTTCCTTATTGATAATAGTCATATCTCTTGAACTAGTAATAAACCCAATTTCAGTTAAACGATAGTTCAGACCTCTTTGGGCAGCTACGTTAAGATTTAAAAGATTACTTCGATAACTAATACCGTTAGTTTTAGAAACCCCGCCCCATAATCCAACAGTACGTTTGATTAAATTCGCCATATCCAAATCAATATTATCAGCCTTAAAACTTGAGCTGACTATTACATGTCCACCAGTAGCTGAAGAACCAGCTGCATCTTCATGATACTCACTTATAGTCGTGTAATAACTTGGACTAATAGAATACATTCCCCATCCATTTGCTGTTTCTTGAAACATATCTCTGTTACCCGTTGTATCAAAAAAGACGAATGAGTCTTTCGACTTATCCGCCCATTTCTTCATATAAGGATGTAGTTTCTTTCTATTAAAATCTCGCTCATTAGCTCCATTACCAACTGCACCAGGATCGCCTGCTCCATGACCATAAATAATTAAGTGATTTGCCATAAATTACTCACCACTTTCTTTATCTTCGTGTTGTGTATCTTGATAACCTAACCCTTCATCGATTAGATTATTAGCTTTTCTTTCGTTGTTTAATGCTACACCATTTGATTTCAAATCGTAGAATCCACCGGCTGCCATACCAGCTAAACCACCAGCCCATGCGTAAACAATTACTTCTGTTGGTAAAAAGCTTAATGCGTATCCTGCACCAATAACTACACCAATAACAATGTTTAAGAATGGTAACCACTTATTATTGACTGGTGTCGTTTTAATCATTTTAGTTGCTCCAAAAACAATTGCTCCGATAATTGATACTGCTGCTAAAATTTCTTCCATTTTAATTTCCTTCTTTCATTTTTATATTTGGTAAAGCCTTTACTTTGTTGTAAAGCGTTTCTCCTGTGCCATTACCACCTAAATTTTTATAAGCATTAAATAGATAGTCTAGATCATCTAAATCTGCTATCGATATAAACCCTTCTTGCAAATGACTAGCACATTGTACATAAATCTTATTGTGTAACATTGCTAAAATTGCTTTTTCTAAATTGCTTAATCTCGTATCAACCGAATCTTTATCTTCTTTCATTTTATTTAGCTTCATTTTAAAAAAACCATAAAAACTAAATCCTGTTACTGCAATCAATGCAGCATTGGCTCTTAAAAAATGTTCAAGCCAATATGTAGTCTTGTCTATCCACTCCACTCATCGCTACCACCTTTTCTCAATTTTTAACAAAACAAAAAGCCTAGCATTTGCTAGACTTGAACTTCTAAATCTTTTAAAATTTCAGATACATCGACTTTTAACTTTTCTGGTACTTGATCTAATGTTTTCTTTCCTTTAACAATCAACGTTGCATAAACAACAGCCATTTCAACGATCTCCTTTCTAAGTAAAAATAAAACTACTCTATTCTTGAATTTCTGAATCCAAGATAACTTGAACTTCTTCCCTGTAAATTTCTGGTACGTCTTCAATAGACTTCAACCCTTTTCGAATTAAACTCACATAGACTTGAATCATTTCCCTTACGACCCCTTTCTGAGTTCTACATCATGTTTTCCATAAGTTCGAACACTTCTACTAAAGCTACTTGTGTGTTCGTGACGTCTTCTTGTAGCTTCGTATTTTCTTTTCTTAATTCAGTAATAACTCTGTCTTTATCTTCTAACCATTTCATCTGAGCAAACTCAAAATAAGGATAACTATATTCCAGTGGAGGTTCTATAGTTACCCAATCTGGAGCTAAAGGCATATTTTCAGGTATTTCAAATTCGTTATACATTTTCCCTTGCTTATTTGGTTCAGCTAAAGGCACATAAACTTTACGCATTAACAACACTCCCTATTTTATTTGATAAGTCATACTACTAATTTCCACATAATTTGAAGCTGTCACACCAATGATTGCTGCAAATCTACCGAAAGTTGTCATTGATAAACGACATCCGTTACCGTTGTCAGCAGCACCATACCTCATGATAGTAGTTGCTGGGTAGATATTTTCTGGAATTTGAATAAACCATTGTTCTGAACCAGCATTCATTATCCCGGAATTTTTCTTAAATTGCCCACGGAAAACAATCTCCTTTGTACCATCTAGATTATAAATAATTCTATATTGAGGTGGGTTATCTTCGGCTATTGAATACCCTGTTCTCAATGGGAGTGTTATCCATGGTGTTTCTGTGAGGTTTGAAGCAAGTAACTGGCCAACAAAGCCATCATTAGCATTTGATAAAAGAATACCGTCTGGTGTAATCGCAAAAGCTTTTCTTACAGATGTTCCATCAGGTTGGTAAATAGTACTTGAGATAGCATCTGATGAATATTTCGCAACAAATCTATATGTTTTATCAATAAAACCAGATATGGTTACTTCTCCATTTTCTATAGTCATTTGTCCACTTGCTTTACTTTGATTGTTATAGATTAATGGAACATCAGTAAAGTAGTTAACAAACTTACCTCCAGTAAAAGAACCTCCTGTCACATCTCCTAAAACTGCTGAGATAGCTGCTAAATTATCAGCTTTAATATTAACTGCATAAAAAATAAACAACTCCCAAGAAGAACCGTTCCATCGTTTTAGTTGATTAGGGTTCTGACTGGTATCTTGCCACAACATACCGACATATCGTGAAGTTGGTTGCGTGTTCGTTACTGTTATTCCTGTTGGGTCTCCTTTAGGTCCAGTATTACCTGTTGCACCTTTATCTCCCGTCAATCCTTTATCTCCTTTAGGTCCCTGACTACCAGTTGCTCCAGTGCTACCTGTTTCACCCTTAGGACCTTGCGGACCAATAGAACCATTAACCCCGTTTTGACCCTGTTTATTTTTAACAACAATAACTTGTTTATCAATCTGAACACCTTTGTAAGTCGCTCTATAAATTGCCATTGCAGTATCTATTGTAATACTGGTTATCGTATAACGTCCGCTAGCATTGATTGAGCTAGACATTCCTGTTTCAGATACTTTTGTATAAGTGACACCACTAGCTAATTTACTTTGTCCCTCAAATACCACAAAATCTCCATAAGCTTTGGAGTAATCTGACACTACTCCTGTTGGTGTAGCTGATAGGATGATAGACTCGTTTGTTAATAAACCACTGATAACTTCCGTTGCATCTTTTCCGGGAGAACCGTCTTTACCTGGTATTCCTTGAGCTCCATTAATTCCATCTTTTCCTTTTTCTCCAGGTACTCCTTGTTCACCTTTTTGTCCATCTTTGCCTGGCAAACCATTTTCTCCATCTTTACCATCAATCGATACATAGCTGATACTATAGGCATGATTGATAGTCCCTTTTGACATAGTTGTACTTGTTCGAGTCCACAAGTACTTACCTTCAGGAACAACGGGTATTTCAACAGACCAATTAATCGGCACAGTGACATTATCATTACCAACTGAATAGGTAATTTCAGTCGATACCACATAATCAATATCTTTCTTAATATCAGCTATGATTTTGTCTAGTTCACTCATGTTACTCTCTAAATCAATAAAGTTACTGAATTTATATTCGTTTCTAGATGAATCATCATCATTAAATTTGTATTCAGTTACTCTTGCTGAAATCATGATAGGTGGTTTCATATCAAGTGCGACAATTTGAATATTATCTCCTATGCCGCAAGTGATATAACCTTTAGCTTCATAATCAATAATCGCATGGTCAATTTTCTTCAATCTAATTAACGCTTCTCTCCACAACGCATCCTGTGTTTTAGCTTGACTAGAATAGTCACGAACGATGTAACCATCAAACTCTCCATTTGCTTTATTAGGTAGGTCTACAAAGAAATTCTGATGACCTTTAACACTGAATATTTCAATCCTATCTTTTGGCGAGTAGTAAAGGATATTACCATCACCATCTTTTTCTTCGTAGTATTTACCTTTTAGAGTGAGAGCCACTTCGTTTGTTTCTTCACCTTTTGGACGTAAAGCTGTACCTAATTCAGATATGCTACCTTTACGTTCTAACTCTTCTAAATTATCAATTTCAGATGTTAAAAGTTCTTGTGGTTCAATAGCCCCCAAGTGCTTATAAACGTTTAGCACTATCTTTTTAGGACGAACTCCATCAAATTCGACTTCTAATTGTGCATCAGCATTATCAAATCCGTTTAATACAAACTGCAACATTTCAACGTTAGTGTGATTAGTTCCCTCAAATTCAAGAGTACGCTTCATATCAGCTATTTCATTGATTCCAATAACAATGCCAGTGTCACTAAATATCTTGCTCATATACCATGAAAACGGCTGTGGTGACGTTGCTTTAATTGGTGGAAATTCTTCTGACACAATATCAATCGTTCCTGAGAAACACGTCAATTTTTTATAATCATCGCTCAAACTATCGTCAGCATCGTAAATTGTAAACCAGTAATTTCTACCAGTTTTATCTGTACACATAATGTAATAGCCTTGTATCCAATGTTCAGCGTTTAAACTGTTAACCGCTACTTCGATATCAAGTGTTTCAAGGATAGAACCGATGTACTTACCGATTAAATAATCATCAGTTTCATACACGTCCAGTGCATTATAATTTCTATCTGTTAGTGTGAAAATCATATATACGCTTCACGTCCTCTCAATGTAATTTTAGGTACTGCAGAAAAATCACTGTACGCTAAATAAAAAGTGCTCTTGCCAGGAGGTGCTGTTATTGTTGTGCTAGCTGGATCTCGATATTGTAAATAATTAACATCGTTAATCTCACAAAAAATATTCTGTCCTTCTTGCCAATATTTCAAAATATCGCCATTACTAAATTTATTAGGAATATCTTGCCAGTACTCAACATTATGTTTCACTAATCTGATAGCTCTTATTAAATTATTTGTGATTGATGGATTAGTCTTGTAAGCTGCTCCATACCATGTAACAAAATGTAGTTCTTTATTTGGATTAGATAACTTAAACTTCTGCATTGTTTTAGTAGATGAATGTCTGAACGTGATATAGTCACCAATTTTTTCAACGATGAATGAATAACGTTCATCACTCATATTTTGATAGTAATCATTTGTATTCATACGTGACCACACGCGCTTACCTTCAACATAGAAAACTAAATCGGACTTTTCTTGAGCTGGATTGTTATCCTCAAATACAACTGAGGCAATGATGTTTCCAGAAGCATCTGCAAAAGAAACTGATTCATGTCCAACTTGTTTATGCTTGTTGGGTCCTCCACCATCAGTATTGAAGTCCATCCTAAAATCACTTCGCCAGTTAATTGGGTACTTACCGTTTTTATCAAGAGGAACAGTTTTCGTTAAAGATGGGCCATGCCAAGAATTACCAGTTCCATAATTGGTCGGTCTAACGAAGCCTAAAGGCTTATCTTTATACTCAACAGTACCAACTTGTTTCCTTTCTGGTGTGACTGGTGGTGTGTAACCATCATTTAATCTCCAACCTCTGTCAATATTAAAGTGATCATCAAATAATAAATCAGACTTATCATAAACATAGCCATCTACCTCTTCTACTGTACCCAACAATACTTTAGTAGACATGTCATCATTCTGAATACCTAAAAAGCCATTATCACTAGAGAATGAAGCTTCTAGCGATAATGACATAAGTTCAGTCCCTTTGTTGTCGATTAAGATATAGTTGTTTGTTCCTTCGTTTGTGTAGACTGATTCATCAATTGAGAATGATGCACCTTTGAATATTTCCCAATTAATTGTGCCTTCTTCTTCTAATATGTCCCCATCACTATTACTCACTTCGGGGAAAGCCCAATAGAATCTATCAGGTTGATCACCGAAAATAAGTTTCTTAGGTTCTCTTACATTTAATATTTTAGAGATACTTTCTTTTTTAGATAACAAATCACCAATCAAATAGTAATCCATTGCTATAATATACGAATCAGATTCAATACCTAAAAATTTCGAATATTTTTTATTTCTTATCGACTCTGAACGAGATTTATATTTTGGTCCAGGTAGTCGCTTTATCGATGTTACATATAAAAAATCAGATAACAGTTTATCATTAAATTTAACTTCAAAAACATCACTCATTACTTGCTCCTACCTTTCATAATAATATTTTTAGTTCTATTAGTTTTTTGATTTTCTGCATAAACGATATCAGCAATTTCAACACCAACTAATTTTTTATCCATCATAATAACTGAACTCTTCTGAAGAATTTGTTCTAAATAGTTTAAAATACTATCAACTCTACTGTTAAGTTCTGTTAAATCAATTAAATTTTGATTGACAATAGTTTGTTTTCCATGATTCGAATTAACACGTTCCAAATCTTTAACTAAAGTAGAATTCTTAGGAACTCCGACACCTTGAGCGTATCGAGGTACTCCCATTCTGTTCATGATTCTTTTAGTATCACTAGCTTTGATTACTTTAGTTCCAATTGGAGCATTAGGTATATAAACATCTCTACCTTTAGGGATAAATGCGGCTTTTCCTGGGAATTTAACTATCTCTTCATAAAGAGAACCCTTTTGGTCGTTTACAATCATGTCACCACCAGGATGATAATTTGTTCCTCTAAACGTTGGAATTGCTGTGTGACCTGTTCTACGACCTCTATACTCAACATCAATAACTACATTTTTACTGTAAACCTGAGCAATCGCATTCTTTGCTGCTTCTACTTCTCCGTAATTTGCTGTAGCATGTAAATGTTTAGCTCCGATTTTCTGCTCATTGTAATCAATAATTTTTCTTTGAGCGGCACTCACATTATTTACAGCATTTGTATTGTTAGCTAACAATATTTTTAAATCTTCTGGTAAAGCATTGTAGATGTCTAACGCTTGTTTTGTCTGCTCAACTGTTAGTTTAGCTGGATTGTCAGCAAGTAAAGTCTTTAATTCTGGTGGTAGTGAATTCCATTGATTTAATTTATCTGCTGATTCCATCATTTTATAAATAGCATCCGCATTTTCCACACCTAAAAGTTTTCTGTCAGCATTAAATGCATTCCACATACCCAACTCATTTATTGTGTCAAATAATTTAATCTTAGCTTCATCGTTATTTAGCAACAGACGTTTATCTTCTAAAGATAAAAATTGCCACTTATCAACTTCTCCCATCGCAATAGCTATCTCTTCTTTAGCGTTTGTGGTTAAGTCTGCATTCTTAGCAAGAAACTCTAACTGATTCCAACCATTCTCTGTTTGAGCTATCTCAACTAAAGTATCAGCCATATTGGTTTTAACTTCACCAGTTTTAGGGTCAAACGCTAGTTCATTCCAAGCTATGTCCGCTTCACTCATACCTTTAGCAAACATATCTAAGTTAGTTCCTGTTTTCTCTATACTGCTATTTACAAGAGCATTGACTTCATCTACTGTCCAACCATATTGCTCCCAAACTGTAGCCATACTTTCTATTGAATGACCTTGTTCTAATCTTAGTTTAGCAAGTCCTAGAACCATGGATTCGGTACTATTTTTGTGTTCCGTATCTAATTCTTTTAAAAGAGATATCTGCCTTTGGGTACCTTTTTCAGTACCTTCTAAAATAGCTTCTTGACTTTTTTTATAAGATTCTTGTTCTTTATTTAAAGCTTTGCTAACATTATTAGCCCTTGTTTCGAGTTCTTTATAACTGAATTTAGTTAAATCTTTTTGGTAGGCTGATTCAATAGCAATTATTTCGCCTTTTGTAAATCCAGCTAACTCTAATTGTTTAGCAGATAATTGTTTGTAATTTGCTTCAATGTATTGGCGTTCTTGATCAGAAATATCTCTAGTATTTTTACTTGCATTACTCAAAATAGTATTAATCTTATTAACCCTGTCTTGAGCTTGGTGAACTAATTGTTCACCATATTTTTTGTCGTTTTCTGCTTGTTGTTTCAGACTATCTTTTATAGGACCATCTTTCAGTTTTTCAGCATTTTTAGTTTGACGTTCATACTCTTTATCAATCGTTTTCTGGATAGACTCCACTATGTCTTGATTAGCTTGAATAGCCTTATCGGCTGAAGTTTTCACACCATCAGCATACTCATTGATATAACTTGTAGCTTTTTCTCTCAATTCGTAAGATTTCTCAATCACTTTATCTTGCTCTTTAGTTACTTCCGTACCCCACTTAGCACCTGCCAATTGATGATTGTCATAAGCTTTTTTACCTAGGTATAAAGCAGTGCCGACTGCAGCTATAGAGGCAACAGCTATTGTTGCTGGTCCAGCCAACGCTACCAATGATGTTCCTAACCCAGCTACTCCGCCAGTTCCTGCGGTGCCAGCTGCAACAGTTGCTGATTTACCAAATAAACTTAGTTTAGTAGCTCCGCCACCTAAAACAGTTGCTAAAGTTTCAGCGTTAACCGTTCCTTTAACTAATTGTTCTGATAATTCTGCAATAGCTTTTTTCTTAACCGACTTAGCTTTTAAATCAACAAAAGCTTTTCCTAAACCACCTATATTTTGTGACAATTTACCTGTAATTGAAAGTAAAGGGCCTGCAGCAGCAGCACCTCCAACTAACCCTACAATCATTCTTTGTGTCTTAGGATCTAACTCACTAAATTTGGTTGCTAAGTCTCCAAGTCCTTTTATTAAAGGTTTACTAGATTCTAAACCATCTCTTAACGCATCAACAAAAGGACCTCCTAAGTCAATAGCTGCATCTACTGCTTCATTTTTAAGCATCTTCAATTTGGATTCTGTTGTTTCGTATCTCTTACCAGCTTCTTCTGCTAGTGCGGTGTTTTCTTTAAAAGCACTGTTACCCATTTTTACCGCATCTGAGAACACACCACTTGCATTTGCAGCTCTTAATAGAGAGTCTCTTAAACGAACTTCAGTAATATCCATATCATCTAAAACAGCAATTGCAGATTTACCTTGAGATTCAGCATTAGCCAAACCATCAACAAATTTCATAATCGCTTTTGAAGGATCTTGTTTAAATAAATTACCAAATTCAGCATTAGTCATACTAGCTACTTCTGCAAAATTTTGTAATGAAATAGCAGATTTATCCGCTTCTTTGTACATTGAACTCAATTGTTTATTAGTCAATCCCATTTGACCAGCAGTAGCTTTTAAAGTGTTCCCGCCTTTTTGAACAGCATAGGACATTTGATCAAATGAAACACCACTTTGATTACCTAAATTAATTAACTCATCAAATGCTCCCATACCCTTTTCAGCAGCGAGTTGCATTTGAATCATCACTTTGGAGAAGGCACTTCCTCCAGCCTCAGCTTCAACTCCAACGGAACTTAATGCTGCAGCAAATCCTAAAATTTCACCTTCAGTCATTCCAATTTGAGAACCTGCCCCAGCCAAACGAAGTGACATCGCGGAAATTTCACCTTCAGTTGTGGCAAAATTATTTCCCAAATCAACTAATGCTGAACCTAAGTTACTAAATTTGTCTTGTGACATTCCAGTAATATTAGCAAATCTAGCCAGCTCAGTCGCTGCAGTTTCGGCACTCATGCTTGTTGATTCGCCTAAATCAATCATTGTCTTAGTGAATGACACTACGTTAGGTGTCTCAATTCCTAATTGTCCAGCGGCTTCTGCAACAGCAGCAATTTCTTTATGACTTGAAGGGAGTTCTTTAGAAAGACCTCTTAGTCCATTTTCTAAATCTTTGTATGAGTAAGTGACACGTCCGTTTGAGTCAACAACTTCATCAACAGTTTTCTTAACTCCGGCAAATGCCGACTCCCAAGATACCGCAGCCGTAGTAACAGCTGCAGCTCCTGAAACTAATGGTAATGTAATACCTTTAGTTAATTTGCCACCGTAGTTTTCCATAGTTTGACCATTTTTAATGAGAGAATCACTAGCCTTGTTAATTGCTCCAGTAAAACCTTGACTCTTTACTTGAAGTTCAGCTGTCTTCCCAGCTGTTCTAATCAATTCATTTTGAGCTTCTTTTAACATTAAAGACAATTCTTTTGTTGCTTCTGTTGCTTTACCATTAACGAATGACTGATCATAGGTTTCTTTCAACGCCGCAACATGTGTTTTTTGCTCGGCCATTATCCTTGTTAAGCCTTCATAATTTGCACCCATTACTTTTTGTTGATTACCTAGTAAACTTGCTGATTCCATATTAAGTTGCATTTCTCTAGTCAAATGGTTAATATTCTCTTTTGCTTTTTCAGATTTCTCTGAATACATCATCATAGATTTTTCAACATTAGAAAGTTGTTGCTTGTAATTCGCAAGCTTTCCATTCGCATCTTGTAATTGAGTCGCTAATCGTTTAGTTGAATCAGTTGCTTTACCATCAACAAATGATTCATCATAAGCTTTTTTAAGAGCTTGAACTTGTTTTTCTTGTGCACTAATTATTTTTGTCAGTCCATCATAACGAGAACCTAGTTTGCCTAATTGGTTTCCTGCCATATCAGCTATTTTCATGTTAGCTTGCATTTCTTTAGCTAGGTATCGAACTTGTTTCTTGCTATTCTCAACACCTTTTCCAAATTCAGCATCGTCAAGACCTAGCTTAATGACCATGTTACCTAATGGAGTTCCACCAGACATCTAAGCACCTCCTTCTTTAAGCACTAACTTTCTAACTGGTTTATTTTTCTTAGATTTTTTTGGAGAACTTAATAAAATCTCGTCAATATCCAAACAGTCCGTTTCCATCACATTTTTTATTGTCATAGAAGGGATTTTTTGAATAATGTCTTTAATGAGATTTATTTGGAGGTCGTAAAATCTTGACCACGTAACAGTTGCTCCATCATCGCTTTTTTTGCTGCTTCATCCTCTTCTCTTGAGAAACCTAAAACACGATATCGAACAATGTCATAAACTTGTTTGAAATCATGAGAATCTAAACCGTTCAAGATAGCTTCTTTAGTGACTTCATCGCTCTCAAACAAACCTGCGACAAATTCAGCTTGAAGCTCTTCATATTCATGAGTTTCTGTTTCTTTTTCTGATTCTTTATTTTTCTGCTCCAACTCAGCTTCTTTTCTGATGTAATCAATTTTTTTAGATTGAGGAACAAAGTCACAGAAATATTCTTTAACTTTTCCATCATTGTTTCTAAGACTTAATTTGATTGTTCTTTCTTCCATTAATAAAACCTCCTGTAATTTTCAAAAATAAAAAAGGCTAGTCTTTCGACTAACCTTCTGGAACTGTTGTTGCTTCTCCTAACACTGCAGTCTTAAGTGCTTCAACGTTTGCAGTACCTACTGCTCTAAGAACTTTCATTTTTTCTGTTTTGTCACCAACTGTGATTTCACGAGTAACAGCGTTATGAACATACTCGCCTGGTTCTGGAGTAAAATCTTCATCAGTCTTAGTAGCTAAAGAGAAACCATCTCTATTGAACTTACCTGCAACTAAAGCCCAAGCGATTGCTTCACCTGATAGGGTTTCTGATTCTGCAAAAACGGCAACATAAGGTGGATCAGTTTTGTCTCCAAAACCATCGATACCTTCTTTCATTTGAACAAGCCCTAACCATTCAGCTTCAATTTCTGCTGGCACATCTAACACACCAAAATTTCCAGCTGCTGCACCTACGCCTTTAGAAGCTAAGTAGTACTCTCTGTCACCAGCAAAAACTTTAACTGCTTCTTTTGCTAATCCAGTTAATTCAAAACTAACTGGACCACCTTCTTCTTGAACACCTTCTAATACTCTAATTTTTTTAGTAGTATCTGGTGTTAAATCTTTCTTTAAAACACGTGTTGATAATTTATTAAAACCGTAAGTTTCTGGCATTTAATATTCCTCCTAATAAAATAGACACCGATTAATAATCAGTGTCGTAAATTTTTGTATTTTTTCGATAGCGCCTTGCTTGAACAAAGCGTTTTGTTTCAGTGAAATAAGTATTTAATCCACCAGATAATTGTATGAAATCATTCTCCCACATAATTTTTTTAATCTCTTTTGAGAGTTCATCTGTTAATTTTCTGTTGGTAGTTTCAACATTTATCTGATAACTGAATGTTTGTGACATTTCTTTATTTGCTGCAAAATAAGCACTTTCTGGTGGTCCTAATGGAGTATCAATCACAATGAATGGTTTACTAGTATCTAGTGATTCAGGTACTTCATAAAACTTGATACGATATTCTGTTTTACCTTTATCATTTACAAAACTAGTTTTTTCTTTGATTAAATCATTTGTGATTAATTGGTTATAAACTTCCATCATCATATCTTTCATCGGGCCAATTCCTCCAATTCTCCACGCATTTTTTCAAAGGCAGAGCCTTCAGTCTTATCAACCACACCTTGTAATTTTCCCATACCACGAGGACTAACATAGCGTCCAAACCTTGTATAACCAAACTCGCTAAGATGGACTAAACGCCAACGAGAGCCAGCTCCCCAACCTACCGCAATTTGTTTTGGTGATCCTTTTTTGACTCCAGATACAATAACAGTTGAATGAGTTTCCCCAGTATCTTGATAGGTAGCAACAGCAGCTTTTACATCTTCCTGTAACTCTTTACCGTAATTTCTAAGAGCTTTATTGATAACTCTTGTAGCTCGTGCTTTCCCTAACTTCGCTTCAATATTTTTGATGATTTCATCTGTTCCTGTTACACTCACACTCATGATGTGATACCCAGAATAATCTTTACAAAATCATTATTTTCTATGTCAGGAGCGTGGTCTACAATATCCCAAACTTTATCCTTGTATCTGAAATCATCAAGAATAACCTTGTGTTTGTTGCTTGGTAAATAATCCATGTATGGATCTCGTATTTTAATCGTGACAGCTTCTTTAGTTCCTTTACCGCTTAAAATATCTCTGTCTTTGGAAGACGGTTTATAAACTAGGCAAGTACAGTTATAAAGCTCTTCTTTTTCTTCTTCACCTGGTTCGGGGCCGTCTGAAGGTTTAAACTCAAAAAAAGAAACTGGTGTATTTAAAGCACCAGCTGTAATCTTTTTCGGTTTGTAATTTGAATTAATCGCCAACTAACTCACCGCCTAAAGCTAAAGAAGCATCTAAGATAGCTTGTTGAAAGTTGTCATTAAAGAACTCAATTGATTCATTTCGAACGTATCTTACACGTTCAAATACCAATTCGACACCTTCTGAAAATTCATCAGGATTAAATTTACCAATCAAGGTTTTAATAATCTTGAATGAACTTTCAAGCTGTTCTCCAATATCTTCATCTTCGGAAGAATGGAAGATACGGAAGCGTGCTTTGTACTGACTGATAAATTCTGTTGTATTCATCGTGACTTCTTTTTCTTCCATCAGAAAAGCACCTTCCTTTACTCGGATTCTGAAGTTTCTACTTCATCATGTTCTTCAATCGTTTGTGTTTCTTCAACAACTTCTTCATTCGGCTTTTTATCAATACGCTCTAAAAAAGAGCTACCTAGTGTTTTAATAACTTGGTCAGCTCTTTTTACAGCAATATCAATAACTTCTTCTGGTTGATAAACTTTCCCTTTACCTGGTACTTTTGGATCATCAAGTAATCTAAATTCTTTTAACACTTTAAATTCAGCCATTTATTTCACCTTACCCTTCTGGAACTGTTGGAACTTCAAATTTCAAATCGTAAACATGAGCAGCATCGTTATTTGTTGGATAACCATTACCTAACATATCAATTGCATAAAGAGTCGCACGTTTCATTGCAAAAGTTTCTTTGTAAACATAAACCTTTTCAGGACGTGATTGCGTTGCTTCGTATTCGCCTTTAACAAATGAAATTAACTTGTTCTCTGGAACATCAATTGACTCAACAATATTTTCAATTGGAATGAAAGGCATATTAGAGCCGTAGACGTTATTTAAGTTTGCGAAAGTAACAGCGGCAACAATATCATAATAATTAACTGGGTTTACAATTAAGTGAACCATTCCAGAAACCTTACGATACTTCACTTCACCAGCATCATTTTTATCTACTTTATATGTGTATTTAGAAAGTTTTTTCATTACACCAGCTAATTCAGAAACAATTTTATCTTTAGCGAAAGTTAAAGTTCCGGAAGACGTTTTGTTAGGTAATCCTGTTGATGGGTCTAATGCACCGTCTACATTTTTTAACAATCCGATTGGCTCATCATTACCAGTACCAGTGATAACTTTTTCCGCCCAAATATCACGAACAGCTTCACTTAATGAAATACTGATAAAACGGTCAATCCAACGCGGACCTAAGTCTAAAGTGTCATTTGAAATCAAGAAGAACGCAGTTAATGCAAGTTGAACAAATTCAGTTGCTCCAAATTTAGAATCTAATTGGCCTTCTAAATCTTTATGTAATGGACCGAATACGGCAACACCTGTACGACGAGCACGAATGACTTTCACACGACCAACTGTTGGTGTGAAATTGATAATATTTAAAATCGGGTGATCTTGTTGTAAGTTTTCAAAAATACGTTCTAGCACAGTTTCTGGCCAAACGATATCCTCATCAAAACCGCCTTTTTTAACAGCTTCGTTATAGAATTTAGTTTCATCTGCAGTTAACGTTGGAATCCCACGAGCTGCTAAAACAGCATTGTCAGTAACGTTTTTAAGTTCTTCATATTCTGCTCTAACTTGTTTTCCAGCGTCTTCTGCAATAGCTGTTACATATTCTTCTAAAGCTGAATTAATTTCTTCTGGTGTAGCATTTTCATTAGCCGATGCTGCATTAAATAATGCTTTTGCATCTTTTGTTTTGTTTGTGATTTGTAATACCATGTATTATTCCCCTTTTCTTAATCGATTGATTAATGATTTAGTTTGTTTTGGTGAAACTAATTTAGTTCCATTAACACCTGTTTCAATCTCAATATTTATTGGATTATGGTCTTTTTGAGAGTCAAAAAAAGAAGCCATCGCTTTTTCTACTTGAGCATTTACAATGTCTTCAATACTTTTATTTTCATTTTTAGGTGGCTCAAGTGTTGCTTTGGCTTTATCAATTACATTTTTTGGTAACATTCCAGAACCGTGATTTGCAATCAATCTAGGTTGTTCGACTGTGTCAAACATAACTTCGTCTGCAAAGCCTAATTCGACGGCTTGTTCTGCATTCAACCATGTTTCCGTGTCCATTTTTGCTAGAATATCCTCACGGCTCAAACCGGTTTTTATTCTATAAGCATTTGCAATAGAATCATTCGCATTTTTTAACACTTCACTGTTCTTATCCATTGCATGATAATCACCGAACGTCCCAGATGCTGCGTTATGAATCATCATTCTACCAACAGGACTGATTCTAACTACATCTCCAGCCATCGCAATAACACTAGCTGCACTGTATGCAGATACAACGTTAATTGTTACTTTACCTTCATAAGATTTTAAAACTGTATAGATTTCTGCTCCTTGATCAACGTAGCCGCCCCATGAATTTATTGTGATTTCAACGTCCTCACCATTCTTAGGTAAAGCTTCATTAACATCCCTAGCACAAGTTGCCTCTTCTTCAAAATAATCATAAATCCATTTTTCATCACTAGAAATAATTGGACCATTGATTGAAATTTTAACTGTCATTAACGTTCTCACCTCCTTTCGTTGTTTCTTCATAGTTCTTGGTTAAGAGTAGTTTCTTACCTTCACCATTTGGCAACGGATCTAAATCATAAACATCACGCACTTCATCACGATATATAGTTGCACTAGAAACTACCTTATCAATTTGAACAGCATCTTCGATAATACTTCTAGGAAGTACATTGGTAACTTTAAGACGTTCGCCTCTTACGTATCCAGCTTTAGTAATAATTCCAGATGTTAATTCATCCTTAACTTTTTTAGCTAATGGCTCTGTAAAAGTTTTTCTCATAGCTTTGATATTAGAATCAAGCTCTAATTTTTCACCATAAATAAGCGCCGTAGGAATACCTATGGCGTTGGACACATCATCAATTAAAGATGATTTCATTTTATTCAATTCATCTAATGATTGGTTAGAAACACCTTGTTTATTAGTGTATTCTTCATACTCGAAACCCTTCATTTTAGGAACTATAGCAACTGAATTTTTACTGAAGGATTGATAAATTTTATCAATAAAACCTTGTAACCTTTCAGTTCTTGTTTTACCATTTTTATCTCTTTCCTCATTTACACTACCAGTTGTGTCGATAGAAACTGTTCCACGAATTTGATTGTTTCTCATGGCAACTTCAAGGATACGTCCAAACAATTCAGAATAATCATTGAACAACCCTTTTGTAAATCTTTCTAAGTTCTCATTGTTATACTCAAAATAAAGTACTTCTGACCGTCTAAAAGAACGTTTAAAAACATAATCTTTTACAGATACATTTGTAAATACGTCTTCATAGACTGCTTTTTCTTCCCTAGAGAAATCATCAGCTAACAATAATTGGTTATCATCAGTAAAGATAATTAAAGCTTCATTTTCATCTAATAACCTGTAAAAGAACTTATACCAAAAAGTAGCCGCTGATGTGTCATTATTAGGTCTAACATTTAAAATGTACTCCCATTCAGGACCATCTTTGAAATCCTTAAACTTAATTTCCATCGTTGACATCGTTCTTGCTGCAAAGTCTAAGACAGTTGCTTTAGCCATGATTTTAAGATAAGAACGTTTGGCCGTTTCGTCACCAACAACAAAATCGGGAATCCAATCAGTTGGATCTTCATTTTTTATAGATGTTTTAAAGACATCAAATAAACTCACATATTTTCACCACCTTTCAAGGTAAAATAAAAAAACCTAATGTAGATTAGGTTTCAACTATTATGTATTTCTATTAATTCTCTCAACTCATTATTTGTTTTTGCGTTAATTATTTTATTCTTAATTTTATCATTAAGAGGTTTACAACCGTCCGATATAGCAGTATTCGTACTACCTCCGATAAATATATTGTTATGAGTTTCTTTCGGCGGATTTCTTCTAAGCGTTTCTGAGTCATCACTATAACTAATATATTTAATATCAGCATTCGATTCAAAACAGACTCTTAATATATCTTTAACTTGTTCAAACGGGTAATTAGAACCTAGCCAGATGGATTGAGAACTATCTTCATTTTCAATATTAACATTTGACTTATATACTTCTGATGAAACTTGAATTTTATAAAGATTTTTACGTAACTGTTCAAAATTTTGAGTTTTATTATTTATTTTCACTTTATAAAATGTTTCTACTTCTACTATTTCAGGGTCTTTAACAATCATTGACGTCACTTGTTTATTTTGTTTTATTTCTATTACTTCGTTAGAATTTGTAAAATTATTGAATGTTGATAAAAAATTAACTTCATCTTTATAATCTGATGGACCATATAATTTTTTGTGATGTTTTACAACTAGGTAGGTAAAACATCCTAATGTTAAAACTGGAAAAGCAACAATAAAAATAACAAGAATTAAATTCAAACTATAATCTAATTGCGATTGAGTTATTACAAAAGCTGCAATTCCCTCTGTTAACACTAAGAACATACCAATTATTCCCAATGGGTTATTAAAAAAAGATTTTATTTCCCTTCCGAATTTGTTCAAATTGAATCTACTCCTCCATATTTTTAGTTCACATTTAATAATACATTAGAAGTAAAGTTTAATCATCTCTAAAAATCAATCTCATCCAACATATCAAATGATTCATCAATATCAAATTGTTCTTCTAACTCTTTCGCACACCACATGCCACACAAAAAACACTTAAAACCATCTGTTTTACGTCTAACTTCTTCTTTCTTGAGGTAATGTTTATTACCATCTGCATTCGTCTTTACAAGCACGTTATTTGTGTACCAACGCATTAGTGGGTTGTCACCAAAGATAATATTATTATTAGCAAAAGCATCTTCAATACGAGGAGCCAACAAACTATCCGCTGCTCTTGGATTTTTAATAACTATTACTTCAAATCCTTCAGCTTTTAATAGTGGTCCTAAAATTTCCATTCTAAAATTATCGGCAACTATTTTAGTCACGCCATATTCTTCTCTGGCTTTGACAAAATATTCAACAATATATTTAGGGCTAATTGTTGGTTCATCAACAACAGTTAATAAACCTTTCTTCTCCCATTTTTTAATTGGTGCAAATCGTTCTTTTTTATGCTCTTCTGCTTTTCTTGAGTAACCGTAATAAATGTCCACAAATTGCTTTCTAACGAATGAATGAGTCTTAAAGACATAGTCATCATCAACTTTAAATAAAAGCCCACAAGCGGCAAAATCTCGTAAACTAGCATAGTCTAAACAGCCAATAGCTTGTCTACCTCTCACATCCGGAACCTTTCTTAAAGTAGTTAAATCTTCTTCATATGCAGTTCTTAACATTTCTTCACGAGTTGCTACTGATTTTTCTAAATCTGTAACTGGTAGGTTCATTCGTTTAGTCATAAACTCTTCTCTGTTTGATGGGTCGTCTTCTAAATCCTCGTACTCTTCCAACATTGTTTCATATAAACCTTCAGCATAATCTGACAAAGGTTTATGCAGCATTGGGTTTGCTAGTTCCCAATTGTCTGGATCATCAACTTGTTCTTCTGAATCTAACAAACACATAAAAGGAAAAAGAGCGTTAGGGCGCGTGTCACCTCTTAACACTCTTCTAGCTTTTTCTTTCATGTTATCCAGGAAGCCCTCACGAACATAACCATCAGTTCCAGTGTAAAATTCTCTCGGATTCTTCTTTTTACCTAAACCAGATATATGAACCTTTACATCTTTGTTATCTGGATAACGGTGTATTTCATCGAAACCAACAGCACCATCTCTTAAACCGTCTTTTGTGTCTCCGTTGGACGTTCTAAACTTGATACTACTATTAGTTTTCTTGCTGGTAATAACTGACTTACCATATTCAAACGCTTTTTGAAGAACCTTATTTCTTTTGATAGTATTATAGATTTCTTCAAAAGAAGTTTTAGCTTGTTCTTCGGAGTTAGCAATAATTGAAATGTTGTAATCATTAATTCCATGAAGTTCTGTCTGCAAGAAATTAAGAACAACAGATAGCAAACCGTTCTTACCACCACCACGACCAAAGAACCAAAGGAACTTACGATAAAAATTCCTGTCATTCTTTTTGAAAAATAAAAATACAAATGCGATTAAAAACTTTTGAAACGGCTCCAAAGGGAAGAACCATTTTTCACCATAGTTGATACAATCCTCAATCATCTTGTCATCAAAATAAATATCATCACGAGAAAGAACATCTCTCTCCAGGTACTCTATCAAATCAATTCGATCTTTGTTTAACTTAATCTCACCGTTTTTATATTGATTGATATAAAAATCAACATGCTTTTGATGAATCATGTTAAATCACTCTCGTTATAATCTTCTGGATCAGTTACAACTTTTTTACCTAGTTCATCAAGATTGAGGTCTTTACCTAGCGTGATAATTGCACGAGAAATTTGCACTTTTTGAGCTATTGCGGGATTAGGTTTCAAGAACTTTTGAGAACCATTTTCTACTTCAATCATCGGCCCATATTTTGTAATTGAACTATTCATTTTTCGATAAAGCTTAACTAAATCAAGGTATCGCTCAACTTTTTCAACTTCCATTTGGTCGTTAATATCAATCTGTCTGAAAAGTTGTTTCTTCAAATCTGACATCCTCAAAGTCCTACACCCCCCTATGCAAAATTTTTATCTCGTATATTTAGACGATTGACCCCATCCACCGGTTCCCATCAGTCCCCAAATCCATGAAACTTTTTCGACCGGGGGCTTGATTTAATAATGTTTTAAAATAAAAGTGGCGAGCTATCCCAATTTAGAGATTTCTCACCACTTTATGTATATGACCATCTATATCCCTTATGCGTCTTCGCTCCATGCTTTCCATTACAACAATTGATAACACTTGACTTGTCAAATCCGTTTCGACCTGCTTCGTTAGCTGATGGGAACACGATAGTTCTATCACCTATTAAACTAACACCTTTAACTTCTTTCATATTCTTTGTATTGTTACGACGAACTCCGTTACATCTTGCTATCCTTGTACCATGATTACAGTTCTCTTTAGATGTTACCCATTCTAAGTTAGAAGGTAAGTTGTTTAATTTATTCTCATCGATGTGATTTACTTCTGGTAGATTGTTTTCGTTTAATACAAATGCTTGACCTACTAATCTGTGTACCAGAAACGTTCTTGGTTTGCCCTGATTTCTCAAATGAACTTGATAGTAACCTGTCGTTCCTATGTTATTCTTTAAAATATTATTGGTTCTTTTATTTCTAACTTTACCTTTATTACTTATTTGATAAAGTTCTTCATAATCTTTTATGTCCTTCCATATCTCACAACACATCGAATTCATCATCCCACTTTCTTTTCTTCTTGTTCTCTCTGAACTCAAAACGTTTATGTTTTTTATTATGATGCATCTTACATCTTGTTCTTAAATTATCATTATCAAGTGCGAGCTCAGGGTAATCTTCCAACTCTTTAACGTGATCAATTTCTAGTATTGCATCATATTGAGTTGTGACTATTCCTTCATCTTTTGCAATCTTGACACTCGAAGTTGTCCCGTTCTAATATTTCTTTTCGTTTAGCCTTCCACTCTGCTGAACCATAAAATTTTGCTCTAGCTTGCTTAGTTGATACATCAATCATTACCAATCACTTTCCTTTCTGTAACTCCTCAAGATAAATAGTAACCAACGCTTGCTGTACCTTTAAGATACCTTCCACACCAGGATTACTTACATCTAACCCAAATCTTTCTTTTAAGAACACAGCATTGTGTGGTGCTTGAATTGTTTGTTGAGTGACATAAAACATTAAAGCAGATGATTCAGCCATGGTTAAACCATACTTGGTAGTGAGTGATATGATCTCTTCGCCTAACTTATCCATGTCTTTTGATTCATGATTCTTTTGTATCTCAGTTAGATGTGGATACTTCTTTTTGTTTAGTTTTTCCATAATGATAATTCCTTTCTAATTTTAGGCATTATAAAAACACCTAACTAACCTTAGGTGTTTTTATTTTTTTCTTTTTGTTTTATTTCTTCCTTTATATCTTCTAAAATACTTTCCAAAAATAATAAGTATAATCTATTTTTTTCTTTTTTAGCTTCTGGCATAGTTACAAAATATA